AACCAGACAATTGAGAGAATGTCGTATTCAGATTTAGATAGTTTTGATTACAACAACAATAAATTTCGAATAATTGATACTGATGATGTGGTATCAAACTACAATGATTTGAACACAATTAAGAAACAGCACAGTATGGTAAATAGCCCTGCACACTACACACGTGGACGTGTTGAAGCAATCGATACGATTGAAGATGCAATTCAAGATGCACCTACAGTCATTGAAGGTATGCTTCAAGGACAAGTGCTAAAGTACATTTTGCGACTATGGCTTAAAGAAAAGCCACTGCAAGATGCTAGAAAAGCACGTTGGTATTTAGACAGACTAATTAAAAAGCTAGAAGATGACGACTAAGCGTATAGCCGGCGTTAGCCGGCCTAACATCTGCTGAAATATAAGCCAGCTTCACTTTCTTCTAGTGTTTCGTGGCTTTGGATATGTTGAGCAAGGCTATGATACAAATCAGCTAAAGCAAGTTTTGTATGCTGAAAGTAACAAGCATAGCCTTCAGCTAGTGGCTGATGTGGATGCTCAGGTGAATACCACATAATAGGCTTGATACATTCCCAAGGTTCAACTAAATTAGATACCCAAGTATTCAGCTCTTCAATACGTTGGGCTGTTTTTATTATGTGCGCTTCGTGTGATTGTTCGGTAGGTATATGTAATTCTTTGTACTGATTAATTAAAGCGTTTTTCCACATCAATGTGCCGTCACGATGTATCAAGCGATACAAATGAACGTTGCTGCCTGACGGTAACTTGACGAAATTATTTTCACTGAGATGTTTAGGCATCAAACATCTCCTTTGCGTTCTTCAAAATAATCTAAGTCACGCTGCCAACTATCGCCTGCATACTCATTAAAACAAATGCGACCAATATCTCTAAAGGTGCTGTAAAACAAAGACACTCTATCAATGCTTGTGATAGTTGTCTCAACAGGCGGACCATAGACAATAACATTCCACATAGATGGAGAAATAGGTTCAAACCCCTTAGAAGTAGCTTTAAGTTGTTTGACACGCTTAAACGGAATGCAGAAAGGATAGTCGTAAATGACTGGAGCAGCACGCATCAACTCACTAGCGTTTGTAAAAAACAAAAAGCTGTTGATATGATGATTGCGATACTCTGAAATAGTTTTGTTCAACCAGATGCGTGACGTACGCACTGCACCTTTGGGAGAAACAAAAACATTACCGTGCCAGTGCTCTTGCAGCGGATTGTTTTCAATTGATGGTACTGATGTAGCGTCAACAAGTACCTGCTGCACAGGGTCAGACGTAGGGTCAAAATCAATGCTACCCATTACCGTACGCGCACGCTCAATGATTTGCGGCGGTGGATACAGCGGTAACTTAAGGCCAGAAGCTTTAAGCTTCTCAGCCAAATTTTGCTGTGTTCTGTCTGAGGCTTTCTTGGCCCCCACCTGCTTCGATACTAAATGTTCTTGTTCCGGCATCACTAATCAGTGTAATCAATACATTATTTGTCCAGTCATTAGTATCAATTTCGTGCATCAAGTCTCTAAGAAACTCAATTACTTCTTCATCACGTTCTGATTCTGCAATCAGCAGATCTGATTCAACATCTGCACCACTCATATAACTTGTAGAGTCGTTAATCAGATTAATAACAAGAGTGCCTGCACCTTTATTTTCAATACCCTTAAGAGCAATGTTTATAAAGTCAGTAAGAATTAACTCAGCAGTAGCAGCAAGAAACTTTCGCTCCTTCTCTGCATCTTCTCCATACTTATCTGTATGAAACAGCTGATTAATCAAATCAGATTTACGTGACATAATACTATGACTCTTTACTAAGGATAGTTAAATTAAAATTCATTTGTGGGGTTTTCATCAGACTCTTCGTTATCCGTTGGCTTACGAAATAGACCAGGGTCATCAGGTTCTGTTTGAGATATATGCTGACCGGAAAGAATGTCAGTCACGACTGCTTCAAAGCGCTCTGCAAAGCCTGTGTCTGGGCTCATAAGCAAGGCAGCTCGTGCATCAATAGCAGCAGTATCGTCTGCCCTTTCTTGTTCTTTGAGAGCCTCTTCAATCATATATTCAGCTACCTGTTGTTTAAGTGTATGTAGTTGGCAAGAAAGTTCAAACGAATCTAAAAAACTATCTTGGTCAACAAACACACCAACGTGCTGCGGTATCAAATGAAATGGATTGCAGCAATACTTTTCACCGCAAGTTGTTTTAACACCTGTATAACCAAGGTCACCCCAGGTAAACCACATAGCAACACGTTGAGGATGATGCTGGGTTGAAGTGCTAATGCCGTGCCTACGCCAAGAAAACTGAGGTTGCTTAGTACGTGGGTTAATAGTACCTGTCCACATCCAGCAATCATCAGGTCCACCGATATCAACTTGTGACCAGAATTTCAGTGCTTTGCTGCGATACTTCTTAAGCAAACGGTTGATGTCAAATGACAGCATACCTTCGCGTGCAGTCGCAACGCAACGCACACACGCTTGATGACTGTCATATCGCATTGAATGTGTAGAAAAGCGGCCTAGTGAGTGACCACTATAAATACAAAGCTCACCTTGTTCAGCAGTGTTAGACATCTGCTGATTGCGACGGCCATAGGCGTGACCCCCGCGCTTACGACTAGGTTGTGCTTCAGCCATATTAAAATGCTCCTTCAGGTTTGACGTAAGAACCACCGAGCGCCGGGTACTGCTCATCAGCAGGCAACGGTTCAATTTGATGGTTAATCATATATTCGTATCTGGTTGATTGCTCATACTTAATACGAACCAGCTTTGCACGAGGTGTGTAGTATTCAGGTTTACCGACAACTAGTGCATTTTGATTATTGGATTGCACACGGACGCGCAAACCAATTTGAATATCTTGTGCTTTCATTTTAATTAAAAATCGTTAAGTATGTGGTCTTCAGTAAGCGGGTCATCTTTAGGACGAACCCAAAGACGAACTGACTTAGTTTTCTTGGTGATAGGGTCTTTACGTGAAGTATTTAGACGACGCCAGCCAAGTGTTTGCAACACATCAGCGACACGTCTAGCTTCACGTCTACCTTGCTGCCTTGGGTCAAGGTCCAAAGCTTGGGTCAATACATCAGCAGCAGTGACTTCTTCTTTGACAGAAATGAATGCATTAATTTTCTCTGTCCAAGGGTCAGGGTCACCAAACTCTTGAATGTATTCAGCAATCTGTGCAATTTCACCGCTGTTGAATTCGTATGGAACACTTTCGCGGTACGCTTGAATTGCTGCTGCCCATAGACTATCACGTTCTTCGGCTAATTGTTTCCAAGGAATTAAGAAATTAGCACCAATCTCTAAAGGTACAAACCTACGATTGCCGGTACTATCAACCAAGAACTGGTTGCGATTGGTAGTACCAATCATTACAAATCGACGAAGCAGACGCTCAGGCAGACTTGCATAAGGCCTACGAACTTCATCGCACCTAGTAGTAATTAGGTTCTTGAAGTTCTCGATATTGCGTGCTTGGAAGAAGTGGTCAATCTCTGGCAGCTCAAGCATCCAAGCAACGTGCAATCTGTATTGCTCTTTCATCAGTGTCTCTAGTGGAGTACTGACTTCAGCAAACAGCTTCTCTGGTACAAGGCTACGGCTGAACATAGACTTACCAACACCTTGTGCACCAACAAGGATTGGTAGCCAAGACATACTGCAGCCAGGGTTATAAGCACGAGCAACAGCACCAATCATCATCCGCTGCATTGCCAGCGTTGCAAGGTTGTGAGGGTTACCTAGAAATACTTCCCCAATTTTTTCCCAGTCTTTATGAGGGATTGCATGGGCCGAACAGCTATCAAGGTACCTACGGATAGGGCAATAGCGGTTCTTACCAGCTGCATATTGAATAGCAGCTTTAATACGTTGCTCAGGTATGAACACTCCGTGCTCACACGCAAGCTTAGTTGTCATCAAGTCAAGGTCATTACCTTCTAGCTCAACTGTTTTACCAGTTGCGTCAGTATATTCAATTGCACTTGTGAGTTCATTCTTACGCAGCATTGTCAAAATTTCTTTGACCTTTGCTACGTCATTCTCACGCTCTTTAGCAGCATCACTGCTGGACTTTTTGCCACGACCGCTTTTTTTAGTAACAGCTTGTGAGGCATCTGGTATTGGTTCATAGTCAGCTTGCACTGGCACCTCCATTGAATTTATTACGTCATCAAAATTAGGTAATGCATCAAACTCTGTATATCCAGCAGCATTACCTACAGCACCAAAGCGTAACTCTGGTGGCAACTGTGATGTCC